TAATCAGACCATTCGTAAAATAACATCAGCGGGAGTAGTAACTACTATTGCTGGCACTGCTGGTCAAACTGGTTCTACTGATGGAACTGGTTCTGCTGCTAGATTTTATGGTTTACGAGGAATAACTATAGATTCTACTGGTAATTTATATGTATGTGAGTCTGCTAATTGTACTATTCGCAAAATAACACCATTTGGAGTGGTAACTACTTTTGCTGGTACTGCTAGTAGTTATACTTATGGTGATGGAACTGGTATTAATGCTAGGTTTGGTTCTCCAGAAGGAATTACTATAGATTCTTCTGGTAATTTATATGTATGTGATACTGGAAATCACATTATACGTAAAATAACATCAGCGGGAGTGGTGACTACTATTGCTGGTACTGCTGGTCAAATTGGTTCTACTGATGGAACTGGTTCTGCTGCTAGATTTAAATACCCGAAAAAAATAACTATAGACGGAGGAGATAATTTATATATAAGTGATACTAATAATCATACTATTCGTAGAATATTATCTGGTACTAATATAGTAACTACTTTTGCTGGTACTGCTGGTCAGGCTGGAACTTCGAATGGTACAGCACATATCGACGGTCATCCAGTAATTGCAGATGTTGATGATATACCATTTACTGGATTAGGAAATGGAACAAATGGAGGAGCTGTTGGAATTTGGTATAAAGATGGGATACCATTTACTGGTACTGGTAACGGAACATTAGGAACTCTTAATCTTATATATAAAGATGGGAAGCTTTTTGATGGTATATCAATTTCTACTAATGGTACTGGAGGAGCAGTTATATCAAAAGGAATTCCATTTACAGGAGCTTCTGATGGCACTGTAGGAGAAAAGGGATTAGTATATCTTGATGGATTTACATATACTGGTGTTAGTAACGGAAAAGTCGGAGATTTGAATAAAGTATATAAAAATGGAGCGTTATTTACTGGAACAGGTAATGGAACAAATTTAGGAACTAAAGATGCTTTATATAAAGACGGTGTTTTATTTACTGGTGAAGATTTTTCGGTATCATATGATATGATAACTGTTGTTTGGTATGAAAATGGATTTCGTTTTAGTGGATTTGGTCATGGAACAGTAGGATTAGCAAATCATTTATATAAAAATGGAGTATTAGTAAATGGACAGAAAAATCTATTGGGTGTAGAAATGATTTTTGCTAATGGCTTACCATATACTGGATTTTATGATGATAAAAAATTATATAATAATGGTGTATTATATACTGGAATAGGATCGGGAACTGTTGGTGCATTGGGAATATCATATGTTAATGGAGTTCCAGTAACTGTTACTCCTGTAAAATTTAATTCTTTTACTGGTAATGAGTATACATGTGCTGCGATAACAACAGATCATGATGTTTATGAATGGGGTAACGCATATGCTGGGTCTACATTAAGCGAAAGGATTACACACAAAGCATCTAGAATGATGCTACCTGTTGACATATCAAATCCTAAAGATATAACAGCTTTCAGATATATTCGATCTGTAAGTATACCTTCGTATGGATTCGTTAATGTAACTAAAGCTTATATATTATCTGAAGACGGAACTGTATATTCTATACTTAGACAAAGACAAATTAATCCAATAAATTTAACATATAATCCTAATAATCCATATAGTGATTCTACAGCTATATCATCTGTAAAAATAACTGGATTGCCTAAAGTATTATCTTTAGAACAAAATTCAGAATTAGTTTTAGCTTTAGGAGAAGATAAATGCGTATACGAATTGTACGATAATTTTAGTTTTGGTACTAGTGCATTTAAAGTATTAGGTTTGCCAAATATTATTGATATAAAAGTAGCTAAAAGTAGTTCTGCAATTTATTCTGCATTGGTTTTAGGTGAGGATAAAAAACCTATTTTTATAACAAAACCTACTATAGTAGCAAGATACAACCCTCCTTATACCACAATAAATGTACCTACAACAATTAAAAAAATGTCTTGTGGATATAATACCCACGGATTTATTGCAGATAATGGGAATGTATATTTTTATGGAACTAATACTTATAATCAAATACCATTTACCACAAGAGGATCATCGCAATCAGCTTCATCTATAAATCCTATTGAAATAGTTTCTTTACGAGATGACGTAAAAGATTTATTTATTGGTGATAACATGTCGATGATTGTCACAAATAGTGGAAAATTGACAGGCTTCGGAACGGGTTATAACACAACAATAAAAAATTCTACTTCACAATTACCTAATGTTAGTGCTGTATATACCACTGGAAGAAATTATTATGTTATAGGAGCAAATGGAGTGCTATCTAGTGCAGGATCTATTGCTAATACTTATGGACAATTAGGACACTATAGTGCAACAATTTCATGGGAAACTGTATATAGTATGCCTAATATATATACAAACAAATCCATAAATGATAAAATATATTATACACAATCATTTGGAAATGGAATAGTATCCGAAGAAATTTATACACAAGGTTTATTGCATAGTCCATGTGGTATTGTTCCTGATAATAAAGGTAATTTATATATTTTAGATAGAATCAATAATGCTATAAAAAAATATAATATATCTAGTAATGTAATGACAACTATTTCTTCTTCTGATCAAACATTACATTACCCAAAAGCAGGAGTTTTTGATTCTTCTGGTAATTTATTTGTTGCTGTTGATGGTTCTAGAACTATAGTAAAGGTTTCTCCTAATGGAATAGTAACACAATTTGCTGGTAGTGGAGTTTCTGGAAATAAAGATGGAAAAGGTATATTAGCAACATTTTCAAAACCATCGGGAATATCTATAGATTCTAATGATGTTTTATATGTTACGGATAGTGTAAATCATAATATCCGTAAAATCACACCAGATGGAACCACTACTATTTTTGCTGGTGGATCTGCATCGGGAATTTTAGGAGGATACAAAGACGGAACTGGAACAAATGCTTTATTTTATTTAGTAAATGGAATTACCATAGGATCTAGCGGAAATATTTATGTAACAGACATTCCACCATCGGTAAATGGTGGAAGAATCAGAAAGATTACACCCTCTGGAGTAGTAACAACTATAGCAGGTAATGATGTAGGGGGATCTATAAATGGCATTGGAACTTCTGCTAATTTTAATAGAGTAGAAGGTATTATTGATGATAAGGATGAAAATCTTTATGTATGTGATTTTGGTAATAGTAAAATAAGAAAAATTACTCCCGCTGGAGTTGTAACAACTTTTGCGGGTGGTGATACTTCTGGAACAACTTCAGGATATAAAGATGCTACGGGTATTAGTGCTTGGTTTAATCGTCCAATAGGAATTAGTATTGATTCTAATGGAGATTTCTATGTAGCAGATACAGATAATAATAAAATTAGAAAAATTACTTCTGATGGTGTAGTTACTACTGTTGCTGGAGGAAGTATAGGTAATTCTGATAGTACTTTAGTGTATGATGATATGAATATACAATTTGATAATCCAACACATTTAGTTATGGATGCATCTAGAAATTTATATTTTTCGACTGGTCCTACAGGTCCTAATAAAATTAAAAAACTCTCTACTAGTTATCAAATAACCAACATTTTATCTTCTGGAGATACATCAAAATATTTGGCGGATATAGTTGATGGTGGTGATATATCATCAATGTCAAATGTTAATAATGTGTTGACCGTTTCTTTGGGATATTATATCTATCAAGTATATGGTGGATCTTATAATACTTTATATTCGGATGTTAATTATACGGGATATCAATTTGATAGTGCTAATCAAATAACTTATTTTACATATTATGGATTAATTAACATTATTAATGCAAATAATATTACTACTGTTGTTGGAGGTTCTGCTGATGGAACTACGTTTGGTATGTTTGATGGTGTAGGCACAAATACACTATTTAACGGAATAAAATCTCCTTTACTATATAATGGAGATTTGTATGTATGCGATGCTTATAATCATAGAATTAGAAAAATTACTTCACAAGGAGTAGTTACAACTTTTGTTGGAGGTGGAACTAGTGTAAATCCTAGAGGATATCAAGACGGAACTGGATCAGCAGCTTTATTTAATACTCCAAATTCTATAATAACATATGGTGGTAATTTTTATGTTTGTGATACTAACAATAATAGAATTAGAAAAATTACTCCTCAAGGAGTAGTTACAACTTTTGCGGGTAGCGGTTTATATGGTACAGTGGATGGATCATCAACATCAGCTTCTTTTAGTTATCCTATTAATATCACAGCAGATCCTACGAATGGAGATATTTATGTTGCTGATTATAATTCTGATAGAATAAGAAAAATAACACAAAACGGAACAGTATCTACAATAATATCCAAACAATCTATAGGTGTTGTAGTAGATTCTGATGGTAATTTATATTTTTCTGATGTATTCAATCATAAAATTAGAAAAATTACGCCGAATGGTGTAATGACTACTTTAGCTGGGGGTGGTACAAACGGAAAAACTTCTGGAAGTATTGTAGGAACTGGTACAGCAGCTTTATTTAAAACTCCTCGTGGATTAGCTATTGATTCTAGTAATAATATATATGTTTGTGATTCTGGCAATCATGCAATTAAAATAATAAATCCTTCTGGTGTAGTCACTTTATATGCTGGATCTCCAACAGCATCAGGGAATACAGATGGAAATAAAGATACAGCAGCTAGATTTAATAGTCCTTGTGGAATTTATAGAACTTCAAATGGAGATATATACGTTTCGGATACTTCTAATCATAGAATAAGAAAAATCACTTCATCTACTAATATAGTATCTACTATAGCTGGTAATGGTATTGGATATGCTAATGGAACTGGTACAGCAGCTTTATTTTGTGAACCAAATGGAATATCAGTAGATTCTAGTGGAAATGTTTATGTAGCAGATTCTAAAAATTATACTATTCGTAAAATAACATCTTCTGGAATAGTAACAACTATTGCTGGAGATGGGACTTTTGGTACTACAGCTACAAATAGCAAAATAAATTCACCATTCGGATTAACAATAGATTCTAATAATGATTTATATTTTACTCAAGGACATCTAATACAAAAAATAACTACTTCTACTGGAGTAATAACTGATGTAGCTGGTCTAAGAAACGCCACATCACAATTACCAACCTATAGAGAGGGGACATCAGCAGCTTTTTCTAGTCCATTAGGTATAACTGTAGATTCTAATAAGAATCTTTATATTATTGATGCTGGTAACAGCAAAATTAGAAAAATAAGTCAAATATCTTAACCATTAAGATCATAAGTTCCGTAGACGGAAGTGTCATTCATTGTCATATCAATGACGTGTTTGACACTTTCTTCGTCTGCTGATCCGTGATATGATTTAGCTGGAGAAGAAAGTTCGCCAACAATATTACTGCTAAGTTTTCCATAAAACGAATCATCAGTAATTTGTTCGTTGACGGATTCGTTGGGGAGACCAGGTTCCCAACTGTATTCCATTCTTTTTGCTTTTAATTGCCACCCATAATGACCTCCTAATGGGTTCATTTGATTTCCAACTTCTTGATCCTTTCTTTGAGTGATTTGAAAATAATTACCACCTCTACCGTTCAAACGATCACTTCCATATTCTGACATTTGAAATACATCACCAGACTTTGGTTCGATTGACTGATTTAATTCTGTATAAACAGGATCTCCAGACATTCCTTTCAAAAATGACCTATAGTCTATGTATGCTGTAATTTCATCATCTGCTGCAAAACCAAATTTACTTAGCATTAAATTAGATTCAGACAAATCTATTATCATTTTTAATGCTTTTGGTCCATGAAAAATACTAGTTGGTTGTTCTCCATAAATTAAATCAGCAGATAAAATATTCATGGTGTTTACATAATAATTAATTTTTTGTCCCATGCTATGGACAACTTCTTCTGCTACGTTGGCTAAAGTTTCAATATCGGGAGTTAATCTTCCTTTATCGTATAATTCGTAACAATTACTAAAATTACCAGCACCAGAATAATAGCAAGTCATATTAGTATTTAATTACATTAAACTGTTTAGTTTGTGGATGTTTAAATAATTTAAAAGGTCTTTTACCTAAACCTACTGCAACACCTTTTTCTAACTCATGTCTATTTAAACCATGTTTTGATATTAATTCTTCTGCTTCATCTGGAGAAATTCCTCCAACTTTTTGTTTTGAATTCTGATCAAAATTTGCATCTGTTGGTTTATAACGATTTGCCATAATATTAGCAGATTGTAGATTGCTACCATCATCAGTAAATTTATTTCCTCTAGTAGTAATTGCATGTGTAGTCCTATGCCTAGGCATTACTACATGTTCTTTTAAGAAGAATTCTTTAAAAGTCATCATGATATTATTTAATAAAAAAGGGACTCCGAAGAGTCCCTTTTAAAATTTTTATTAACTTTCTATTTTAGTTAAACATTGATTTTCCAGGCCCACTTGGAGTGGACATATTGGACTTAACCTTCATTGACTTACCGTCATCGTAGGTAGTTTTCGCGGGCATGTAATGTGCCGTAGGTGCGGTTTGTGCAGTCTTAGAAGCCTTTCCATGAGCGGAAGCGGTTCCAGCAACTCCACCAACTTTATCATTACTCTTAGAAGTCATCTTCTTGCCGTCATTACCAAAATTTTTATATTCTGATTGAGGAGATTCTTTAAGACTGTCTTCATCATCTTCGGATTCTTCGGATTCTTCTTTTTCGGATTCAGCAGCTTCGTCTCCATAGGATTCGCCGCCCTCTTCTCCACCAAATCCGCCTTCTTCATCACCCATTTCTTCTTCTTCACCACCACCTAATACGTCTTGTAGCATACCCATTAGTTTTTCAGCAGTTCCTCTGTCGAGAGTTAAAGTCACGGTATCTTCACCGCCTTCTTCCTCCCCGCCAAAACCACCTTCGCCACCTTCACCACCTTCACCACCTTCGGAAGGTAAACCAAGGGCATCATTTTCCATTACATCTTCAAACAATTTTTCGAATAGAGATTTATTACTCATATATCCTATTTATGCTAATTGATATAATTTTTCCAATTTTTTGATGTTTTTTTTTATTTTTTATTAAATGTATATATGGCTAGAAATCCCAAAAAACAAATTTACATGAATAATCCTGCTCTACCTACGGTAGAAGCACAATTTGAGTATACACCAGAAATGGTTGCGGATCTTAAAAAATGTAAAGAAAATATTCTACATTTTGCTGAAAATCATTTTTATATTGTAACAAACGATGAAGGCAGACAGAAAATTAAATTACATTCATTTCAAAAAAAAGCATTAAGAATGATTAGAGATAATCGTTTTAGTTTATTGTTGTTTAGTAGGCAAGTCGGTAAATCGACTATATCAACAATATATTTGTTATGGGTTGCAATATTTCAAGATGATCAAAGATTGTTACTTGTTGCAAACAAAGAAAATACAGCAAAAGAAATCTTCAGAAGAGTAAGATTTGCATATGAAAATTTACCAAATTGGTTGAAAGCTCCAGTTAGTTATTATGGACTAGAATCTATGGAATTAGCAAATGGTTCTCGTATTGGTATTACAACAACTACGGGAACTGCTGGTCGTGGAAGTAGTGCTAATCTGTTATTTGTGGATGAAGCGGATTGGATAGAGTGTATCGAGGGGTCCGCACTAATTGAAATAAAAAACAAAAAAACACAAGAAATAAAAAAAATTTCAGTAGAAAAAGCTTACAATCTATTTAATTTAGATAAATAGATTGTGTATGCTCGATCTATTGCTAACAAATAATGATAATATAACTCATGAAAATGTATACAAAAATAATGAAAAATTAATATACTCTTTAGAGGAAACACGAAAAATCGCAAAGCAAACTTATTATAATAATTCTAAATTATTAATACCTAGATCATATTCTAGAATAATAGATAAAAGATTAATTTTATCTATTTTTGAACATACAAAACAATATGAAAATTTGCCGTTTATATATAAATTAAAATTTATATTAGATCTTGTTAAAAAAGAAACATTAGAATGTAGTATTTGCTCTAATACAAACAAACATAAAGATAGAGCATTATATAAATATTGTGGAAATAAAGATTGTTTAAAACAAATACAATCAAAAAAAGCTAAAGAACGTGGAACACGGATGATGCTCACTAAAGAAGCAAAAGATAAAAAAATTAAATCTTTAACTGGTAGAAAGTTATCCGAAGAGAATAAACGAAAAATAGGAGAAACTAATGCTAAAAAATGGACAGAAGAATATAAAGCAAAAGATAGATTGCTTAGAATATCTAAAAATTGTGATAAAAGAATATCAGATACGATGAAAGCTAAAATATTATCTGGAGAATTCACACCAAAATCGGAAAATAGGAAAAGAGCAAAAAGAATTAAATCTGATATTACTGGACTAAATTATAGAAGTAATTGGGAATTGATTTTTCATGAAAATAATCCAAAATTAGAATACGAAAAATTGCGATTATCTTATATGGATGGGGAAAATGAAAGAATATACATTACAGACTTTGTTGATTTTGATAATAAAATAATATATGAAATTAAACCTTCTTCTGAATTAAACGAAACAAACTTTTTAAATAAGAAGAAATATACAGAAGAGTGGTGCAATAAAAATGCATTTTTATATAAAGTAATAACAGAAAAAGACTATAATTTTTATGGAAGAAAATAATTTAAATCCAAATGATTGGGAAATTTTAACAAATACTGGATGGAAATCTTTTTCTGGTGTAGTTAAAAACAAAAATATAAAATCGGTAAAATTAAAATTTGATGATGGAACTGAACTTATATGCAGTGAAAATCATGAACTGTTAACATATTCTGGAAATTTTACTTATGCAAGTAAATCTAGATATAAAAAAATAGTGTCTGATTCTGGGTATAAAAAAGTTATATCAGTTATTAAAAATGGATTTATAGATGCATATGATGTTACGAATGTAGATGGTGGAAAATATTTCACAAATGATGTAATATCTCATAATTGTAATATGCTTAGTGAATTTTGGGCATCAATTTATCCAATCATTTCTTCATCTACAAAATCCAAAATTATTATGGCATCTACTCCCAGAGATACATCTGGGTTATTTTATAAACTTTATAGTGGATCTGTAAAAGGAGATAATGAATGGGTTCATATGAAAGTACTGTGGAGTGAAGTTCCTGGACGTAACGAAAAATGGAAACAACAAACTATGGCATCTTTGGTAGATCCCGCAATGTGGAATCGCGAATTTGAGTGCGAATTTGATGAAGTAGGAGAATCCGCTCTCGACAATGAAATGTTTGATCAGATGAAACGATATACATTTGAGCCACTTTATGTATTAGATGATGGGCATTATAATCTTTGGGAACAACCAAACGAAGAAAAGATATACGTTGCTGGAGTAGATATATCAGAAGGAGTTGGAAAGGATTATTCTGTAATACAAATATTAGATATAACAGAACCTAGAAAAATAAAACAAGTTGCTGTTTATAGTAACAATAAAATATCTCCTTCAGAATTTACTCCAAAATTAAGAGAAATTCTACAGCATTGGGGAGATCCCCTTGCAATGATTGAACGAAATAATTGTGGAGCACAAGTCGTTGATAATTTAAAAAGAGAATTTAACTACGAAGGAATTGTTAATTGGGGTATAGATAAAGTTGTAAACAGAACTTCAAATAAGTTAGGTATTATATCTCATACAAATACCAAATATTATGCTGTAATGAATCAAAGATATTGGGTGAATACAATGAAACAGGTCCAAATAAATGATGCGGGAACTGTTTTAGAGATGAAAGATTTTGTGAGAAGTAAAGGTGGTACATGGGGTGCTAAAAGCGGATCAAACGATGATAGAGTAATATCCTTAATGTGGGCACTAATGATTCTACACGAAAATATAGCAAATGTTTATTTTGATATCATAGAAAATGATGAAAATGGAAAACCTTCTGTAATACGATCAATAGATTACGGAATCAAATATTATATTAATCCAACATCAATATATTCTAATGAAAAATCTGGTGGAGATGCATTACCAGTTTTAATGGGAGGTAATGCGGAATCTGATAATCCAGATATAGACGAATTATACAATCAAGGTTGGACACATATGTAATTAAATATAATTATGTCAAATTATTTTGATCAGTCTAGTTTAAACAAATCTAGGAAAGATAAATTTACTCTGGTAATGGCATTACCAGAGGCTTTAATACCTTTTAACAAAAAATTTCAAAGAAGTAATGCTGATGTAGATTTGAATACAATTCAGTTTTCTATATATGGTACAGTAGTTCCTAAGAATAATATCCCAGCAGAAGATGTTAGATATGCTGGAGGAAATATATTCGTATCCTCACATAGCAAACCGTCATACGAACCAGTTTCTGTAAATTTTACAATAGATAACGAATTTAAGAATTACTGGGTAATACATAAATGGTTAGATTTGATGAGAAATGAAAAAAGTGGAGTTTATGAGCATCCAGAAACAATTAAAGATAAAGGATTGGGGCAATATTCTACCGATTTTTATATTATAGCAAGAGACGAGTTTAATAAAGAAGTTATAAAATGGGTGTATAAATCAGCATTTCCCATATCTTTAGGAGAAATTAATTATAATTATAGAGAAGCGGACGAAATTGAAACTACTTTCGAATTTGTATTTAGAAGGATAGAAACAATTTTAATATAAAATAAAAATTATATACTAATAAACACTAAATATTAACATGGCTAGAAGTATTCAATCCCCAGGAGTCGAAATTGTTGAAAAAGACTTATCGTTATCCCCTGTATTACCAGCAGGAACAAATATTTTCATGACAGGTTTTGCTGCAAAAGGTCCATCAGATGACGTTTTGCAAATTACCTCAATGGCAGATTTTGAACAAATCTATGGAACACCAACAAGTTCCGCAGAACGATATTTTTATTATGGTGCAAGACAAATTTTAAATAGTTCTAATGGAAATCTATATGTAAGTCGTATGCCATATGGTGATGGTATCGGAGAAGGATATGGCTCCACATACGGAGCATTGGTTTATCCTATAGTTGCGGTATATGAAGATCCATTAGAATCAAATCAAGTAGGAAGAAATACAAAATTAATAAGTCCTGATTATTTTAAAAAGCAACTTATTATTGATGCATTAAGTGCATCAAACACTCTTTCAGCTAGAATAGCAACATTAAGTACTGTAGGTATTTCTACTTATGAAAAATTTACTAAATCTGATAGAAAAACTATTGTTGATGCTTGGAATTCTTATAGTCAAACCTATCAAACCAATCCTCTTCTTAGTGCATTTGCATTAGAACAATATTCACAAATACAATATTTTCCTTTAGGTAATAATACGATAGTAACTACTGATTTATTAGCAAGTGATAAATCCACATATATTATTGGTGCTCCTAAATTCTTTGATTTAGACAATGCTCAATATCAAGGTGTTATTGATGGATCAGCTTTCACTTCTACAAATTCTAAATGGTCTTCTACAGCAGCAAGAATAACAGATATTACCAGTGTTGCTGAATTTGGTAAATCTGGATTAATTGTTGTTAATAAAATTCAATCAACTATCAACAATCGTTGGGAAGGAAGTTATATCGGCATAACCGATAATACCAATCTACAACCAAATACAGATCATAATTCAATTCGTGCTATTTATACGAATGGAGCCGCTGCTGGAATTAATGGAATGCTTAAATCTGACATGAGGGAAATTCCAATAACTAAATTAGCATTCCCACTATCAGCAACTACTGATACTGGATCTAATAGAAATTCTAATAGTTTATCCGAAGCATTAGAAAAAGTTTCGTATTCATTCCCCGATATGTCTACCAGTACTTTTGATGATACTGTATCATTTGGGTTATTTAAACTTCGTACAAGTCCATATAATCCAGATGCGATTACATTAGGTTATGCATTTGAAGAATCTAGAGTAGGATCTTTCGATTATTATAGACAAGTAAATAGTCAATTGGGTGGAGTTCCTAAATCTTTCTACATTGAAAATCAGATAAGTAAATCTAATACTATTACATGTTTTATTAATAGTAATATAAATGGTAAAACTACTGGTTCTTGGTTAAACACAAATGGTATACCAAATAAAAAAGTTCGTATTTTAACACAACACGCAGTAGATGATATGATTAATTTCTTCGAAGGAAATTGGTCTAGATATGGATTTCATCTTAACGATTTAACTCAAATAACAAACTATTTAGATTATGCTGATGCGCTATTCCCCGCTGGTAGTTATGCAAATTTCTCTACTACTGGTAAAAATTTAGGATCGATTCCATTTAAATTAGATCGTACACTAAGAAAGATTGAAAACGATGAATTATTTGATCTTGATATTGTAATTGAAAATGGATTAGGAACTATATATGCAGCAATCTGTGCTAATGAAGTAACATATTATGATGATATGGACACAAATAAAGGATTACTAGCTGGTGTTGCCGCTATTTGTGAAAACGAATCTACTGATCCAGATCCAACCAAACCAAATTATAATGTAAAGGAAAATTATAATGCTGTATTCCAAATTTTTGATAACTTTGTTACAAATTTAAGAAAAGATTGTATATTCATTGCAGATCCTCTAAGACACATTTTCATCACTGGTGCAAATAATTTAACATCAGCAGATCATAACAAAGCATTCTCTAAGTATATTTATAATCCTTTGAGACATCTATACGAAACAGCAAATAGTAGTTATTCTGTTGTATATGGTAACTGGGCTAAAGTAAATGATGAATATGCTGGTATGAATATTTGGGTTCCTTTCTCTCCATTCGCCGCAGCAGATATGGCAAATGTTGATAGAAATTTCGAACCTTGGTATGCACCCGCTGGTTTCACACGCGGACGTGTCACTAATGCTCTTGCATTAGCAGTAGCACCAAAACAAAAAGAAAGAGATATGCTATACAAAATAGCTATAAATCCAGTCGCATTCTTCCCGAATGATGGATTTAATATCTTCGGTCAAAAGACCCTTTTACGTCAACCAAGTGCATTTGATAGAATTAATGTTCGTAGATTATTCTTGTGGTTAGAGAAAGCTGTAAAAAAGACTGTAAAATATTTCGTGTTTGAACCAAACACATTGTTTACTCGTAATAGAGTAGTGTCTGTATTAACTCCTATCTTTGATAGAGCTAAGAACACACAAGGTCTATACGAATATCAAATTGTTTGTGATGCTAGAAATAATACTCCAGCAGTAATTGATCAAAATGAAATGGTTGTAGATATCTACTTAAAGCCAGTTCGTTCTGCCGAATATATCTTGGTGAACTTCTATGCAACATCAACCTCTACAAACTTTAACGAGATAATTGGAGCCTAAACCTAAATAATTATATATGGAAATACCAGAATTAACAATTAATAGTTTTTTTCGTAATGCGGTAATTGATGACTTTTCTAGAGATTACCTATTTAGGATAACAAGAATAAGTTTCGATAACGGCGAATTACTCGACGAGACGGATCTATTGTTTGCAAAAACGGGTAAATTACCCGCAAGAACAATCGTAAACCATCAAGTAAAATACGCAGGTCAGACGTTTAATGTTCCAGGATCGGTGGAGTTTCCAGGCAGCGAAAGCTATGTAATGGATTTCTATTGCCCAGAAACTTCATCTATTAGAGAAAGATTAATGAATGAAAGCGTTAGAACATTCAACAACTTTTACGGTATTGCTGGCAGTGGTGCTGGTGGTGGAACTATTGCTAGTGCTAATTCGACGATTGAATTAATTCAATTTAATAAAAATCTTGATGCTCTTTATAAGTATGAATTAGTTGGCTGTTCTATTCGTGAAGTAGGTGAAGTTGCATATAACATTGCAGAAGGTAACGGTGCTGTTATGTCCTTTAATGTTGGTGTTGCTTATCACTTCTTTAGACGTTATGCTTTAGGAAGCAATTTAGTAGTACCCACCAGCGAACTATAATAAATGGCTGATGTAAATCCTCCGAGTCCAGTAACTCATTTTTTAGAGTTATTATCAGATTGGGACTATAGCTTACCTCTCACAACACAATGGGCGGTAGCTATAGCTCCAGAAGCTTCGGAGAATGGAGATTCTAATGGATTATTTCAGATTATAAAAGAGTATACACAAATTGATGTAACTGATTTTTATATACCATTATCTATTCAAAATAAATTATTAAATGAAAAGACCCAGCCCAATATTGATGGGCTGGGTCTTTATTATGCGCAATCCATAAGAATGCCAAAAGAATCGTTTACTCCTATGTATGTAGGTGTTGATAATATGGGAGGGTTTTTGAAAGGCACTGTAGCAAGCGATAGATTAGATATGGGTGGAAGACATTTTAATATAGATTTTTTAGAAACAAACGTAGATTTTTCTGACGGATTAATTCGTCCTTGGATAATAGCAGCTTCTTATAGAGGTTTAATAAACACTGGCAAAAGAAATTCTATTAAAACTAGTATTGTAATACAAGAATTTTCAAGGCAGAGAAATGCAGATGATTTAAAACCAGTCAGAAAAATACATACATTTGAAGGGTGTGTTCCTATAGATGTCTCCGAAAGAACTTTAAAATATGATTCTGAGGAAGTTTTAGTTAAAAGTGTTGGATGGATTTATACTTCATATAAATATGAAATAGACCCAAACAGACTTAGATAATGAGATTCACAACAAAATTACAACTTCCACTATTAAAAAGAGAAGTAAGATATTCAACTATTAAAAATAATAACTATTTTGATATAATTAAATTTATTACAAATAAAGATGATGAAGGTCTTAATAATTACTTCGAATTTATATTATTAGATATAATAACTGAAAAATCAATTATAAATAAATTATCTAATATAGAAAAATTTCTTATTCTATTAGATAATAGATCCCTGACAATAGGAGATAATTTACAATTAAAAGGAAATAATTCGACTAAAATACAATTTTTGATATCTTCTATAAAGAATAATATTATTAATAATATTAAAGATTTAAATTTAACAAAAAAAATTCAAGATAAAGATTTTATAATTGATTTAAATATTCCAAAATCTTTAATTATTGATGATTTTGATAAAATATATAGAGAAATAATTAACAAAATTCAGATAGGTGATGAAATCATCGACACAAATACCTTGACAGATTTTGAGAAAGATTCTATAATTAGTAATTTACCAGCTTCTATATCTGGCGATATCTTTAATTTCATTAAAGAAACACAAGAAATAACTTCTAAAATATCTATTATAGCTGAAAACTCTAAATTAGGTTTAGAAAATGTACCAGCAAATGTATTTGATAGTACATTCTTTATGTTTTTAAAATCTATTTTTACTGATGATTTGAACAATTTTTATGAATTGCAATTTCAACTTATCCATAAAGTAAATCTTTCGTTTGATCATTTTATGTCTATGACTCCAAATGAGTGTAAAATATACATAAATTTATATAATAACGAGATTAAAAAACAAGAAGAAGCAGAATCCAGATCGAGTTCGTCTTTACCATCTATGCCATCTATGCCAAAATTTAGATAATCTGTTGTAATTTAAGATATATAGACTAAATCATTGTATGAGCGTCGGTAATATCTTAAATAAACTTAAAGAAATCAACAATTCTAATTTAGTTTCTGTTTTTGTGCCCTCTGCACAGAAACAAATGTCTTTTAGACCACTTTCAGTAAAACAACAAAAAGACTTAATTAAGAGTGGATTGGATGGAGCACTGGCTGGAGTTACTATAAGTAATATTATTAATGATATTATTATTAATAACTCGTTTGAAAAACATAAATTTTTATCTACAGATAAATTTCCTATTATTCTATCATTAAGAAATCAATCTTTTGGAAATATATTTACTTTAAAAGAAGATGACAAACAAACAGTGTTTGACATTAATCAAATACTGTCCAAGAAGCTAGTGTATACTTACCCAGAAAGGGTTTCTTTTAATTTAGAGGGTACTGAAGTATCAATTTCCCTAGATTTAGTTTCTTTAGAAGATGATACTAAAATAAACACCGTTCAAATAGAAAAATCTAAGAAAAATAAGGATGAAAATATATCTGATACCGTAGGCTCTTTGTTTATATATGAAATAGTTAAATTTGTTACTGGAATAACAGTAGATAAAGAAGAGTTGGATCTCCTACCCTTACCAGTTAAAGATAGATTAAATGTAATAGAAAATCTTCCAGCAGTTTTAAATAATCAAATCTTAGATTATATTCAGAAATTTAGAAAAGAAGAAGCCGATTACATTACTACAGATGCTGGTGTATTACCAGTGGATGCTAGATTATTTGCTAAGGATTAATCTTAGTGAATAAATAATTTAGTGGAAGATAAAAAAACTTTAGATAAATTAGATAAAGTAACACAACAACTAAAGGCTATCTCGGAAAAGCTTTCGGTTGCTTTTGGTGTAGATACAAAAGGTGGAGCTTCTAAAGTTAAGAAAACTCTTACCCCAGAAGAATTAGCAAAAGTAAAAATTACCGCTGCTGAAACTGCCAAAGTATATAAAAATATATTAGGATTGGGGTTTAATCAGAAGGATGTTGATAACACAGCAAATAGATTCAGAGTAATATTAGGAATTACTCCATTTTTTAATTCTTTCCAGAAGAATTTTGAAGCAATTAAAACTTATATACAAAATTCTGCTTCGAATAAGAATAAATTAGAAACAAAAGATCAAATTAAAATAAAGGATTTAGAAAATTTATTTAATAAAAAGAGATTATTTGAAAATACTTTAATATCAAATTTAAACAATTTAAATAAAACCTCTTTAGATACTTACGATTTTATAAAAAAAAATCAAACCAATGAAAGTATTCTAACTGAATTACAAAAGATATCTAATTCAAACGAGAATATATCTAAAGTTAATAACTTAGATCAGGCAATGCTAGCCGAGTTACAGAAAATATCTAATAACAGTAAAATAACTTCGGATAAAATAGATTCTAATAACTTAGATCAGGCAATGCTAGCCGAGTTACAGAAAATATCTAATTCGAATGAAAATATCTCTAAAGTTAATAACTTAGATCAGAATATTCTAACTGAATTACAAAAGATATCTAATTCAAACGAGAATATATCTAAAGTTAATAATTTAGATCAGAATATTCTAACTGAATTACAAAAGATATCTAATAATACAGAATCTAGTTTTAGATTTGCTACAGCAGATTCTTCTAATAAAGATATTATAGATGCTTTAGGAAACTTGTCAAATGTTTTAGGAACAAGAAAACCTAAAAATTACACAAATTCTTTAAAAGAAATTAAAACAACTTTAACAACCATATCAAACACATTACAATCAAAGATTTATGAGCCTTTAATAAATTCTTTACTATTAAAATTAGAAGAGTTAAAAGGATCATTTGATAACAAAATAGGAAAATTAAAAGTATCATCTACAGAGTATGTAAGAAGTGTTAATGCTTTTAAAAAATTATTAGGGTGGGATGAATTAAGATATGCAATATTAGATTATGTAGATACTTCTGCAATGGAATCTCATCATCTCAATTCAAATATAGAAAAATTAGTCAGCATAAATGACGAAATGAAAAATAAGATGGGTGATAAAAAATCCAAAACAGATTCTGGAGGAAGTTGGATGGGTAAATTAGGTAATGTGGCAATTTTAGCTACATTAGGAGTTGGTTTATTTTTAATTGTTAACGCATTGCTTAAATCTGGTTCTATTGATGTAGCACAAACATTAAAAGTTTTAGTTATATTAGGTGCTTTTGTTGGGTTGTTTGTATTAGTAGGAAAAGCTGGAGCTGGAATTAAAAATGCATCAATAGGATTTGCTATATTAGCGGCTACTATGTTATTTTTGGTTCTTCCTTTGATGGATAAAGTAGGAAAGATGGATTATGGTGTAATAATAGAAGGGCTAATCAAAATGTCTATTATAATTGGTTCTTGTATAGGATTAATGGTTTTAATGAACTTTATTAAAGCTAATGAAGTAATTAAATCTAGTGCTGGTTTAGGATTATTGGTTTTAGTTATAGGATTTTTATTAATTCCATTTTTACAACACATTACCAAATTAAATTTTTCTACAATAATAGAAGGGCTAATTAAAATGTCTATAGTAATGGCTTCTTGTATAGGATTAATGGTTTTAATGAACTTTATTAAATCTAGTGAAGTTATAAAATCTAGTGCTGGTTTAGGTCTTTTAATTTTAGTTATAGGATTCTTAGCAATTCCATTTTTTCAATATTTAGCTTCTTTGAATTTTGAAATAATTATAGATGGGTTACTCAAATTTGCTGTTATATTTGCTGCATGTTATGGAATGGTTTATTTGATGCAAAAAATAAAAGCATCAGATGTCGTGAAATCTTCTTTAGGATTAACATTATTAACATTATTAATGGGATTTGTAGTAATTCCTTTATTATTAAAAATGTCTACACTTCCTTTTGATAAGATATTAACTGGATTAGCATTAATGGGCCTATCAGTATTAGGATTGGCTGGCATTGTAAGAGGAACTGGAGAAATCTTAACAAGAGGTAAAAATGCTGGTGTTAGTAGTGTTGTTGGATTAGTTGCTATAGGATTAATGTCTTTATTATTAGGTTATTTGGCTGATACAATGGTTAAATTTGCGGGTAAGCCTTGGCAAGAAATATTAATTGGGGTTGGAGCATCTATATTAGCTATTACTGCTTTTGGTGCAGTAGTTTTATTAGTTGGTAATATCGCTACAAAATCTGCTATTAATCTTATTGCTGGAGCAGTTACATTAGGAGCATTAATGCTTTTAATGTGGGGGTTGGCCGAATCCATGAATAAATTTAGCGGCGAAATGGATTGGGGTAATATATCTAAAAATTTAGCTTTGGCTACAGTTGCAATAATAGCTTTTGGTGCTGTCGTAGGTATTGTAGGAGCCATAGCAATAGCAGCAGCACCATTTATGTTAGCTGGTGCAGCAACTTTCTTAGGATTAGAAGTAATTATGTATGGTCTTGCAGTAACTTTATTAAAATTTAATGAAATTAATGCTAGCCAAATAGGAGAATTAGGAAAATCGTTAGTAATACTAGGTGCTGGTCTTTTGGCATTTCTAGGTGGATCTGTAGCTGGAGCTGGAGCTGGTATAATAAATGGGTTGACTGGTTTTTTTGGACTTGATCCAGCATCACAAATCAAGAAATTCGAATCTATAGATTCGGAAAAGATATATAAACTAGGATTAGGATTAAGTTATATAGCAAAAGGTTTATCAGATATATCAACTGGAAAAATAGATCTTAAAGATATAACAAATCAAATGATACAAATGACGAAGCCTTTATCTGATTTTTCTATAGCATTGGATGCATTCTCTAATGCATATAATAAAATAGATAAGGTTAAGTTAAAATCTGAATATACTGTAAATGTTGAAAAGGATGACAGTATACAAAATGCTATAAAAAGCTTACACGAACAGGAATTACAAGTTCAACAGGCTCAATTAGCTCAATTACAACAAAATGGTGAATATTTAAGGATGATAGCTAGTAAAGAAGGTGGTGGCGGATATATGCCATCACCTTCTGGTGGTGAAAAATCTCAGGGCGGAATATCATCACCTAACTTTGAAACTAAAAATAGTTATATGAATAATATAAAATTAGCTGCAATGTCATTTGAAGCATAATAATTAAATATTAATATGCCGATGGTTAAAACTATTTCAGATTTTATAAATGATAATAATTATAAATCCAGTCAATCTACTTCACAAGGAGTAAATAATGGTGATAATCAATCATCTGCGGGAATTAGAAGCTTTCCTAGAGAAAAGGCAAATGAAGCAATAGATGTAATTAAAGATTACGATTGGACTCATTCTACTAATAAGAATCGTAAAGCAGATGAAATACCTTATTTGTATGTAAAAGAGTTTAAAATGGCTGGAAACTCTTATATATCATCTCTAATGACTTCTGCATTATTGTTTACAGATTTAGCAGATTCTAATGTTGGAGCTAATGGTCCGTTTAATTCATTTTGGGAAAAGATAAAAGGCAGTTTTAAAGATAATAAATTTGCTGAATTTATCAGTTCTAATGCTTCTGATGTCACTCAGAAGCTTTCTGAAAAAGTTACACCATATATAAATTGGGTAGCAGACCAAGTAAAAGCAATAGATCAAACTGCGGAAGCATGGAATAATCCAGATCTTCAAAAGAAATATGCATATTTATATATAAGAAAACCAACTAATACAAGCTATTATTTTCCTTATTTTGAAAATGATTATATATCTTTAAAAAATAATTTTACAGATACTTATGAAGATAGTAATAAAAATATAGCTTTGAAATGGATGCAAAACGCTAGTAAATTAGCATCTGATACTGTTGAATATGCTAATGTTGGTGCCGCCACCGAACCTGGATCATACATACAAAGACCAAAATTTTATAATTTTGAAGATTCTGGCCTTACTTTTAAATCAACATTCTATCTTTTTAATACATTACAAGAAGACTCTTACGTTAAGAATTTAAAATTAATAACAAAATTAACAGTACAAAATACGCCTCATAGACATAATCGTATTTTAGTAGATCCGCCTTGTATATATGAACTCACGGTCCCTGGGCGGGGATTTTATCCATATACATTCATAAGTAATTTAACTGTAGATTTTGTGGGAACTAGAAGAATGATAACCAGTGAACGAGGAAACAGAGTTATAGTACCAGACGCATTTAAAGTTACTATAGAATTTAAATCATTAACGATGGAAGTTAATAATTTTATTATACCAGAAATGGGAGATGCTGGAATAGATGTATCACAAAGATTTGGTCTTAGATTAAATCCAGATATACCTCCTCCAGAAATAACTACTAAAAAATCAGAAGAAAAACCAAAACCAAACCCAGCAGAAAATAATACTGGAGTTAGAAGAGGTTCTACTGGAGCTACATTAGTTCAAAATAGAGTAATTATGGGAAGTACAAAATTTTCACCAAGTCCATTTAAAAATTCATAATTATGGAAAAGCTAAATATTACACACGATCCTGAAAGATATGAAAATATTTTTAATATGTATCAATTAGAAAATTCTAATGGTGACAAATATGCTTTTTATAATATATTAAGTAAAGTATCTATATCTGATAATCTAGATAATAATATATTTGAATATTATATAGTTGATGCTGAAATGCCATTAACAACATTAAGTTTTAAATTATATAAAACACAGCACTTGTGGTGGTTAATAATGGTGATAAATAAACTTAAAAATCCAGTTAAATTAATAAAACCAGGATCAGTTATTAAAACAATGAAAATAGATTATTTAGACATTGTTTTTAATGCTATAAAACAAAAAATATAATATGCCAGCTACACAAGAAGTATCAAATAGTTTGGACCAAAAACATTTTTATGCAAAATATGGAAATGAAGAATATTATTTCTACATGAGTTTGTATAATAATGAAAAATATTTGATGTTCTTGCAAAGAAATTCAGTAGTTTATCTTGAAATTAATGATAATATTTTTAATCCATTTCATTCAGCAACCTTAATTATAGCAAATGACCAAAATGTTATAGAAAAATCTCCAAATCCATATGTATTTTTAGGAAATGGAAGAGATGTTTTAGATGTTGAAATAATTCCTATAAGAAATGGAAATTTTGATAAAGATTCTAAAGATGAAAAAGGTAAAGAACACCTAGGATTAAAATTTAGTTTTGTTGTAATAGAATGTACTGATATATTACATAATAATACGGTTTGTAAAAAATTAGAATTGGTAGAATATGCTCAGTATATGTTAGCTGAGAATATTTGTAATATCTTTGGTATTACAAAAGCTGGGGGTGGTGGTTCTAATTACATGGAAACAAACGGAGGAAATGCCAAATCAACTGGAGATGTAATTAAGTCCATACTATTTGCTGTGTATAATGAAGGTAAAGAAACAGATTCTTTATTTTATATAGATGAATTAACAAAATCTAAAGTTTTTGAATATGATCCTTCCGTTACAGTTTCTATAAGTCCTCATGGAAACACATCTTACATGGAAGTATTAAATTATGTTTTATCTTTTCATTCATTTGAAAAGTCTCCATGTGTATTACAGTTTGATAGACATCAAAAAGCATTTCAATTAATTTCACTTAAAACTTTATTTATAAATCATAAAAAATATACTATAGAAACTTTAAGATTTCCTTCACCAACACAAACAGAATACGATCCAAATAATCCTAATCAAGAAAAGAAAGAAAATCCAGCCATAATATGGGAAATATTTCCCATAACATTCGAAGAATCTAAAATTAATCAATTTTATGTAAGTTCTCCAACAACAAAATATAATGTAAATTTATCTGGAAATAGTGGAGTAATATCAAATTCCAGAAGTTATAAATCTATGGTTTTTAACACTACTGCCTTAAACAGCGAAAGTTTTATGAAGGATTTTTATGAATTATTTGTAAAACCTTTCGATAATCAATTTTTTAAAGAAGGAAATCAAAAATATAATCTATTTCCTAATTTTTATCCCAATCCAAACAAAAAAAATAATTATAATTCTCTTAAAGGAAATTTAAGTCCAGAAATGGATGAAAAAAAGTTTTTAAATCAGAAAATGTCTTCATTATTATATTTAAATAATGTATATCAATTTAAATTATTAGGTAAAACTCATAGAAAAAGTTTAAGTTTTGTAGACGTAGTTAAATCTGCTGAAAATAAAAATGGAAAGTATGAAGCTACTAAATGGGATATGAATAATTTAGGAAGACATTTGATAACTAAAGTTAAACATATTTTTACATTTAATACATATACAAATGAAATTGAAACTATTAAACCATATAGATTTGTTGATGGAAATGAAAACGGAACAACATTGGAAGATTTTTTAAAGAAAGGTATATAATATGCTATACAGAAACACATTCCCAGAATTTTTAGAGGCTATATCCATAGGGCCAAATCCAGAATTTTTAGAAAAAAATACAACATTTTGCGAATTTGCAAGTGCATTTCGTCAAGAAGTAGAATTAATGTATGATTTAAAATCTGCTAAAAGGTCTTCTAATCCATTAAATGCATTAAGAAATCTTACAAAAAAATTTATAATTAATGGTCCAGATTTAGATGTACAAACATTAAAGTTTTTCGTTCAAAAAATTAATGCATTTCCACCATATTATTCGGATGCTGTAAAAGAAGAAGTAGCTCTTGCATTTGAAGCAGCAAAGTTAATAACAGAACCAAACGAGAGTTTATATACTCCATTAACTACTGTCCAGAATAAAGGAGATTCTACTATTACTACAATAACAGTTACAAATGCCAATAATACAAAAACTATAACTACTACAGTAGTTAAAAACAATATTGATACAACTGGTGGTACTGGAGGTGGTACTGGAGGTGGTACTGGAGGTGGAGCAACTAGTGGAAAAGGAACTGGAAACAGCGCGGGAGAAGGGAAAAATGTTAGAGTAGAAAATATAAATGGAAAAACGCTCCAGACATCTACTTTAACTGTAGATGCTAATGGTAACCCGCTTGCATCTGTTTATATAAATGGTAAACAGATAAATTCTAATCAATCTGTAACAACTATTAATGCGCATTATATTACAAATAATACTTCGTTACATAATGATAAAAAGTTTTTACATAAATTAGCAAGTGCATTAAAGACATGTAAAAGACCTTGTAATTATTTTAAACCAATGTCTTCTAGTGTAGGTACTTTAACTGATTTTGGACGGGCTTTGAGTGACGGTGCGGATGTTATAGGAGCTGCATTAAGTGATGCTATGCACGCACCGACAAATGTTTCGACATTTATGTTGAATCAGATAAAACCGATGTTTAGAACAGAATTTTTTAAATTAAAAATAATGACTCAAGATCTCTACAGAGATGGAGTCAAGCCATTTTTTTCAAAAGAAGACAGAGAAAGAGTGAAATCGCAATTAGATCAAGGTATTACACCAGATAATAAATTTAGCAGATTACCTTTAACTGGAGATACGCAAACATATTTTAATACAGCAAAATCATACTCTAAATTTCAATCGACGCTTCATCAAGATTTAGGAGATTGTTATAGAATGCATGATCATGGTCAAAGGTTTAATCCATACGATTTAACCATGAATGCAGCATATGCTAAAAGAAAGTATATGGGTGTAAAGAATGGTAATGTAAAATCTTTGATAGATATCATGGGTTCATTAGCTCCAGCACAATATGCAACAGAAAACACATTTGTTAAAGCTTTAGATGTTCCCAAAGATCCTGACTTTTTGAAATATGAAGATACTCCAAAAGCTAGAAAGTATGACACATATGATGGTCCTTCGAAAGGATCAGAAAATACTATCACTGCTGGTGCTACTCCTATTAATCCAACAGAAGCCAGCGGATCAGCTCCAACACCATCAACGCCGCCAGCATCTTCTGGTGCTGGACTAGAAAACGTACCTACTAACGGTAAAATCTACGAATTTAATTACGGAGAAGTAAAACTTACGGCATATGGTTATGCTAATGATGAATGTCCAGACTCTGGATCTGAAATAGGATTAGGAAATAAATCAAATATGATTATTCCTTTAAAAACTATAGCATGTGCTCCAGAAACATTTAAAAGTGGTATGGTTAAAACTGGTGATGTATTACTTATAACAGTTACAGATAAAAAGGGAAATACTTGGCAAGAAAGAAGACAAGTAGGAGATTCTTCTGGTCCTAATTTATTAAACAGAGGTGGGAGTTACAAATTCTTGATTGACGAGTTTGTTCCTAATAAAAAACAATACCCAAGCAAACTTGCTGATAGAGCAAAAGAATTAAAATTAACAATTCAAGTAGCAGATACTAAAGAACCATTAGCTAAATGGAATCCACAAGAAGCTTCGCAATTTGCTCCGATGTTTTGGAGTAGAAGTGACTGGGAACGTGTTAAAAAATTCGGGCCTAAACAATCATCTGGATTTTTTAAAGATAAAATGGATTCGGAATACATAAGTTTGGTTAAATGGTCGCCTGATGAGCCATTAAAACCAAAAATTGTAGATAATAAAGGCTGTTAAGGTTCTATAATAGTAGCTTCGATGACTTTTGCTTTTTTGAAGAGATTATTCATAATTTCTTCTCTAGAAGCGATCATGGCGGTATTTACTTTTACATCTAACTCTTCACGTTTGCTCTCAACATCCATGCGTTTTATGTTTAATGCAGCTTCTGTTTTCTTATTATTAACAACAATCTTATTCAAAACTTCTAATGCAGAAGAAGTAGACTTAATTAACTCTGCAAGAGAGATAACATCATCAGCAGTTGGAGCTGCTTGAACAGAATCTTTAATATATTCTACAGATTCTGTTGCATTTTCTATTAAACGGCTGGCGTATTGAACAACAAAATTTTCTAAAGCTTCCTTATTGACTTCTGGTGGTGCTTTTTGTACGTTTTTTGCTAGTGTTGTTGTGTCTTTTAGTTGATGTAATATGGAATTTACCGTATCATCTAGTTCTTGATCGTCAGCCATATGAATATTTAGCTTGTTTTTTAGAGGAGTATAGAGTAACATCAACCGTATGTCAGAAGAAATCAGAATATCTTTCGTTAAAACGCATGAAGATGCCCGTTTACCCCAAAGAAATAACAACGAACCCTTAATTGGAGATACTGGATATGATATTTATGCTGTTGAAGATGTAAAAATTCGTGCGCATAGTACTCAAATCGTAGCAATCGGATTGGATATTGGTTTTATTGAGAAAGGATATTGGATTAGAATTGAATCTAGGTCTGGAATGTTCTTTAGAAATGGAATTACGGCCTTCCCAGGTGTTATTGATTGTTCTTATAGAGGTAAATTGGGGGCAGCGTTAATCAATAATACGAATGAATCGTATGTTGTAAGTAAGGGTGATAGAATTGCGCAGTTAGTTGTATACAAATTACTCGAACCTATAATCTCTTGGACCGAAAAGAAAGATGAAACCTCTCGGGGAGATAAGGGATTTGGGTCTTCTGGAAGATAATATGGACATTAATTCTATTTGGTGTGAGAAATATCGGCCTAAATCATTGGATACTATCATTTTATCTGATAGTACTAGGGCTATTTTAGAGCATTATAAACAAAATAAAGACATTCCACACCTATTATTCGTCTCTGGAGCGGGTACTGGTAAGACTTCTACGGCAAAAATTATAGTTAATGACATATTAAAGTGTGATTATCTGTATATTAATGCCTCTGACGAGAATGGTATTGATACAATTCGTCATAAAATCATTGGTTTTGCCCAAACTAGGTCGTTTGATGGTGGAATTAAGGTGATTATTCTTGATGAAGCAGACTCTTTGAGCGGTGATGGGGCTAGAGCTTTGCGAAATGTCATGGAAGAGTATGCTTCTAACACCAGATTCATATTAACTGCTAATTACAAGCATAGAATCATTGATCCTATTCAAAGTAGATGCCAAACTATTATTTTTGAACATAATATTAAGGATGTTGCAAAGCATTGTTTAAATGTCTTATCAAAAGAAGGTGTAATTATACCTTCAGATCAAATAGATCTGCTAAAAAGCTTAATAAAGACTCATTTTCCAGACTTTAGAAAGATTTTAAATGAATTACAAAAGTATTCATTGTCTGGGACGCTTCAAATCACCAATAAATTAGTATCAAATGAGTTTTTAGAGGCTATTTACACAAAACTAATGGAGGATGATGTGATTTCTTTGAGAGAATACATCATTAAGAATGAAAATACATTCCAATCAGACTATCATACGTTGTTGAAGTCTTTTCTAAATCTAATTTATTTAAAAAATATAGCCTCTTTAAGTAAAAAAGAGGCTATAATTGTGATTGGGCATCACATGGATAGACATTCTCATGTGATTGATGTGGAAATTAACTGTTTTGTATGTATGGTATCTCTATCTAAGATTTTATGCCAGCCATGTAGTTAACAGTATAAGAATCTGCTTTCTTCTTTGAGCCTTTTAGAGGGGTATTCTTGGTTGGTAATGAGTAATTACCACCTTTAATACCCCCATCTACTTCATCAACTTCTTTTGGTGCAAGAATTTCGTTATTGGGACGTGTAAATTGATCTGGGAAAGGTGCTAAATTAGGATAAAAGTCAATAACTTTTAGTAAGGATGGTGCAACTGTAAGAGCATATAGTTGACGACCACCTCCTTGGTCTGCTGCTATTTTTATAGAAACCATTCCGTTGGAAGTATCGGGATTGCCAGGGAAACGAGCTGGTATGAAGTCATCTATACCGATTACTCTAATACGAAGACCGCACTTGATTAATTCTTCAAGTGCATCCTTCTGAATATCTTGTAATGCTTTATAATCTTTATTACTTTTGTAGCTTTTAACAAATTCTACATAATCACCTACTAAAAAGCCTGCACGAGTATATCGAGACATAGCTGATTCTAGGACTTTGATAAATTTCTTTTCCATAAGATTATTTAGCGTGTATATTAAATAATTTTATGGCAATAATAACATTAAATGGTCTTCCTAAAAATTTAAATGAAGGAAATAGCTATTTATATGCCGATCTACATTTAGATTTGAGTAGTGACAATAATACAGAGAATTTTTTGCATCAGAAATCTCAAACAAATGATTTGAAATTAGATTATGATATAAACGCCTTAAAAAATTCTATTAATAATTTATTCACAACATCTCCTGGTCAAAAAGTACTTAATCCAGAGTATGGATTAGATTTAAGAAAATATTTGTTCTTACCAGCCACAAAAGATGTAGCCAAAAATATTAGAGATGAAATTTACACACAAATAGCTAGATTTGAGCCTAGGATTAAGGTAAGTAATATATTCATCACTATTTTAGAGGACGTTAATGAATTTGATATAACAATGGTAATTAACGTACCATCACTAAACATACTTAATGTATCCTTATTTGGTACATTAAATAACAATGGATATATCTTTAGAACTTAATCATGAGCACATCAAATTATACAGAATTTAATCTACCAAGAAACTCGTATGCAGCTTTTGATGCTATTAGTCTTAAGCAATTAATAATAAATAGAGTTAGGGAAAGTGGTTTATTTCCAGATATTACCTACGAAGGTAGTAATTTATCTGGTTTAGTAGATATATTAGCATATACATATCATGTATTATTGTTTTATCTTAACCAAACAGCAGCAGATTCGTTGTTTTCGCAAGCTGAATTGTTTGAAAACATGAATAAAATTGTATCTTTGATAGGATATAAGCCAAATGGTAATAATACAGCAACTTTAAATATATCAGTTAGTGCTGATTCTACTCTTGCAGCTCCATATTCTTATACAATAAAGAGATTCGCCAATATTACTATAAGAAATAAGCCTTATTCTTTTATAAAAGACATCACTTTTCAAAAAACAACACAATCAAAAATTGAATTAATAGAATCTATAGGACAAAATAATATATTATATCAAGGAATTTTTAAAGAATACCCATTATACACAGCAATTGGAGAAAATTTTGAACAATTCACAGTAAATGTAGACTATCCGACTGACATAGATTCTACTAAAATGGTTGATTCTAATAATGTATATGTTTTTATAAAAGATTATAACACTAAAAAATGGATGGAATGGAAAGAAATATCAAGTTTATATCTATCAGATAATGTCTCCAAAGTTTTCGAGAAAAGAGTTAATGAATACAATCATGTAGAGATTAAATTTGGTAATAATGTCAATGGGAAAAGATTAAATAACGGAGATTTGATTGCGATTTATTATTTGGAAAGCGACGGTAATAAAGGACTTATAGGATCTAGTTATAGTAAAGAGGGTAAAATGGTATTATATAATACTGCTTTATTTTCAGAGATATATAAAGACATTCAAGATGAAAATACATCTTATATGGATTCTAATACAATTCTTTCATTAAAGTTTGATAATCCATATTCTTCCGTACCCCCAACTTTTGTAGAAAGTGTTGATGATATAAGAAAAAACGCACCTTTATTGTTTTCTGCACAGAATAGAGCTGTTACTGTATATGATTATGAATCTTATACATATAAAAACTTTTCGAATATCATCCAAAGTATAAAAGCTGTATCTAATAAAGATTATACTAAAGAATATTTGTCATATTTTTATGAATTGGGATTAGAAAGATCAAATCTTAATGATAAATTATTATTTAATCAAGTATCATTTAATGATGCTTGTGATTTTAATAATGTTTATCTCTTTTGTGTTCCTAGATTAGGAACAATTATTAATGAAACTACTCCGATAGAGTTATTTTTCGCACAAAAGCAATCTATAATTGATAAATTAGCAGATGTAAAGATGATCACACATAATGTAGTTATTAGCGATCCCGTATATATGGCATTTGAAATAGGATTACCTATTTTAGGAGAAACTATTACGAATGACATTAAGGATGAGACTATAATAAGAATTACTAGAAACGAAAATCAATTAATTTCCAAAGAACAAATCAAAAATACTGTTTTTAATTTAATTAAAAACTTTTTTTCTCAATCAAATAATACTTTGGAACAATATTTAGATTTAACTCAATTAAGTTTTGATATATTAAACATTAGTGGCGTAAAATCTTTAGATACTATAAGAACAATAGGAAATAAAGAATATAAAACATCTAAAATAAATTTTATATATTGGAATCCTTTATATCCAACTTCTACGGTTAATTCTACTGCACAAAATATAAAATTAAAATTTTTTGAATTTCCATTCTTCTATCAAATTTCGAACTTAATAAATAAGATAGAGGTTGTATAAAATGGAAAACTATAAAAGATATATATATTTTCATACATTAGACTATACAGGAAATTATAGTACTAGTGGTTATACTCTTCCTATAACACCTTTTACATTTATTCCAGTATTTGATGATGGTGATGGTGGAAGATACTCAAAACAAAATATATTATGGGATTTTGGTGATGGAACATTTTCTACTGAACTTACAGCAGTGCATAATTTCCCGTTACCTGGGTGGTATAACATAAAATGTTATGTATTAGGAGAGCACGGAGTTGGATACGAAGATAAGTTTTCTCAATTATTATTAGTAAAAGATTATATATCTGATACATTAATTTTATCTGGTTCTAATAATAAAACTACGGCAGGACAAAGACAAAATCCATATGAAGTATATAGATTTAATACTTGGCAAAATTATGATGTTTTATCATCATCTGGTTATACGATTAAACTTCATGTAACTGGAAATAATTCTCCCATGCTTAACACAGAATTATATAATAAAGATAAATGGGGTCATTTAAAACCAACTGCTAGATTCGAATCACCCGTATTTAATTCATTTACTGGAGGATATGATATAGTTCCAGTAAATGAAATAAAAACGACTAATGATGAAATATATGTAAAATATTATAAAAATGAATTGGTTCTTTGTGATAAAAATGATGATAGTTCTTGTTTTGCTGGGACTTCTGGAAGTAGAATTTTTTACTATATTGATGATGTTCCAAGAAGAACAGTCAAAGTTACCGATTTAACAACAGAAACAATTTTTGCTACCTTTGATACCACAAAATTTAAAGATTTAAATTCTTTTCAAAAAAAATTTCCAACAGCAAATTACTCTGTACTAAATAACATATTTGATTCAAATTCTTTTGCTATATTTTTACAACAATTTAATTCAGATCATTTAAGTATTACATCAAATGGGATAGATGATGATAATAATGGTAATAAGATACATACTTTTGATATTTTTCCAGAAAAGTTTACGGGGCAAAAAATTCCATTTGTAGTTAGAATAAAAGATAAAAACGAAAGACCTTCAAAAGGTAATCCAAAATTAAAACTCTCTTCTTCTTCAGAAATTTCTGCTGGAGAAGTATATATAGAATTAAAAAATTCTAGAAATCAAAAAATAGAAGGAATAGAATTTATTTCAAATTTTGGAATACTTTCTTCAGAACAATACGGGGGGTATTTTAGAGGTTATTTTATAAGCGCAAAAGAATTAAAAAATGTTTCTATATTTGCTAAAGCAATTCCAGTTGTAGATGAGCAATATCTATTAGATACTACGTATACAATAATATCAGAACCACAATTCCAAAAATTACATAGTATAAGAGTAAAAACTAATATAAAGAATACTAAAAATAAAGTATTGGAAGATAGACTGTTCGATGTAGAAGGATTATCTGGGATATATTCTTCTTGTATTGTTTCTAGAAGAAATGATGATGCGACAACTACTTCGTATTTATGGGTTGTTGATGCCGATAGAGATAAAATAAGAAAATATAATGCAGAAGATAGATCTGGTAAAAAAAGTTTAGATCTATTATATGATAATTTTATTTTTCCAGAAAATTCATCACCATCCGATATATGTGCTGATAGTAAAGGAAATATTTGGGTCAGCTTGTATGATTCAGTTAGTGTTGTACAGATAGAAGAAGTATCAAATTTTATAAATCCAAAAATGACTATAAAATCTTCTTTGGAAAATCAAGTAATTTATAATGAAAACACTATAACGCCAGCTAGTATCGATACAGATTATTTAGATAATTTATGGGTTAGTTATTCTAATCAATTGTCTTCTTTTGTAGAAAAATACGATAATACAGCAACATTTCTATTCAGGATATTTTTCGAATCTGGGTATCAAGTTACAGATATAACAACTGATTTAAATTTAAACTTATGGGGTATAGTAAAAGATAATAGAACCACATCTAATGTATTATCATCCAGATTAGATAAAGTATTTAAATTAAATAAAGACGGTACAGAATTAAGATATTATCCTATTAGTGGTAGTTTGTGGAACATTACAACAGATGCTCATAGAAACATATGGGTAACAAGAAACATAAATGAAGTAACAAAAATCAACGTATTACGAGATACATTTAACACATTTGTATTAAATGATGATTATAATTATGACTTACATAATTATGTAAGTAATTTAGAAGGTATTGCATGTACTACAGATGATACTATTATTGTAATAGACAATAGAAATCATAGACTGTATTATTTTGATTCCGAAATAGAAACAAATGGATTTAAACCATCTTATATAAAATTGAATAGTGCGGGTACGTGGGGTCCTAATAAAATACAAGATAAATTAAATGGTTATGGTGATTGGAATGGGTTTAAATTTATAAACAAATATCAACACGTATTTGCAACGTCGGATACTGTACAAGGATATAGTAATACATTTTCTATATACGATTCAAGTTCTGGGAGATATGATATAAGAAAAATTAACGAAAATTTTGATCCAATAGAACAAATGAAATCTTATAGATTTCAAGAATATCTTTCGGAAAAAGATGTACTGTTTGATAACTTTATTGGAACTGCAATAGGTAAATTAGATTCAGATCCAGCAGAATTAGGTAAATTGGTATATGAAAAAATATCCAATTTTATTGATAATAATCAAAATGTAGATGTATGTAATATAAAAGCATTACGATCTATGTATGAAATGATGGACGAGGATTTTTATACATTTAACAATATAGATTATAGTATCCCAGCAGATTTAAATAGATTAATTGATATTTTTTCTATAAATTTCTCTAAATCAAAAGGAAGTAGAAATAAATTTGATCAGAATTTTGATAGTAAAGGATATAATTCCGAATCTATTTCACGTAATAATGGAGAATTGGTTTATGGAAACAATAAAGGATCTAAGATTGATTTATTAACTACTGTTTTGACTGCTGGGAAGAATATAGTGGCATATGAGAAATTTAGTGAAACTTATAAGATACTAAATACAGATCTTTTAAGTTCTTTGTATGTAGAATATATAGATCCAGCATTAAGAACATATGCTTTAAGTTCTTATAGTAAAAATTGGGGATGGGGGTTGGCATTACCAGATACTTATAGAGTAGATCAGATAGAAAATTATTATATTTTCTATAATTATTTGACTGGATATATAGATTTACAAACGGAAGGTATCATAAACTGGGGTGATCCTCATACTACGATAAAAGAAAATATAAGTTCTTTAGATGAATGGAATGAAATAAAAGATAACATGATAACATATTCCTTGGCAAAAGGATTAGGCATTATTAAATAATTATGTGTCTGATACTTTTGTATTCTCTAAAATACTACCATCAAATTCAATTATAAATCCAAATGTCTCTGAACAAGACTATTTGGATTATAATTCTGCATTTTCGTTTTTTGATTATTTAAAATATACAAAATCAAATTTATCTCCAAATGATATTAATACTTTGTATATAGATTATATTAGACAGTGGAATATAATAAAACAAAATAATATAAATCAAATAAATGACACAATAAAAGAAAGATATGTAGAGCTTTTAAAAGAAATTACATTAAAATATTCTTCTTTAGAAGAAAAAAGATTCTTATCAAACATAGATTTTCAGGATGAAAATGATTTGGATATAGTACTTCCGTTTTATTCTAGAAAAATAAGAGAGATATGTAATTTTTATTCAGATAAAAGAGAAAAAGTCAAATATAAATGTCAAAAAAATAAAATAAAAGGATCTTCAAACAGTATTCAGAATGCCATATACGAAACAATTACCGACATACTGTTTTCCGACGTTATAGAAGTTGGTACGTATCAAAAAAACATTATTCAAGAAGAACTTCTTAGTAATTTAAACATTGAAATAGAAGAATTATATGATTTATACACTAGTTATCTAGATAATGATCCAGATAAATCATATACTGATTACGATGTTAAGACACAATTAAGAAAAGATTTATATTCATCAAATATAAATCAAATTAATGCTAATTTGTTTTTAGATTTTGATGCCGCTTTAAGAGAGCAGATTTTTCAAAACATAAGAACATTCTTAACAGAATTTGGAAGAATTTTTACTATAAATTATGACGTAGCTTCAATAAATTTAAACTGTAAGCCAGATGAAAAGCTATATAATTTAGTAAATAATACCAAACCATCTGCTGGTAGATTAGTTAATTTAAGAAATTCTTTAATTAAGAAATATATAGGAAGTGATTTTTATTATATCACTACTGGAGATACTATAACAGATATTACTACAGATATACTGTTTAAAGCCGATAATCCTACTGGAAATTTGTTAAATAGACATTTTCCTACTACTGCTTCAGTGGAAGAAGAATCGGAAATACAATCTTGTAGGAGAATTGGTTTATTTTTCACACCAGAAAAGAATAGCATTCTATATTATTCAGTTCCAGAAAAAAAATATAAAATAGATTACTCTAAATTAGAGCCTAACAAGTTGTATATATATCCAGATCCAGAAAGATACGGAAACACATCTGGATTATCTCGTAGTTTTAATCAAGAATATCCATTAATACATGTTTGCGAATATACAAAATCTGTTAAAAACGCTAGTTGGCCCGCAGTAGAAGGAGATATTGAATCAAATCCACACAATCAAGATTTTTATGCATATTTTTCTAAAAATCAGTTAATTGATAATGTATACATAGGAGAGGAAGGTTTAAAAACTAATTTTTCCAGTGTATACAACAAAGGAATCATTACAAACTGGGCTAGTGATATATTTGGTAATCAATATGCATTAATTAAATCTAAAAAAAGAGAAGATTTAAGATATAATACAAATATAACAATACAATTATCTTCTATAGTTTCTGAAGATTATGATGGCGGGCCTATTACTTTCTCTAATTACGAATTTCTTCCAGAAGAAATTTATGCTGGGTATCCTAGTTGGGTATATCCAAATGTATGGGCTTCTGATTACTATTACAATCTTCTTATAGAAGGAGGTATTGGAGGAATTGTAAACGGTTTGATGGAAAGGGGTATGTATTTGGGAGGATATATTGTAGACGGTTTAATAATAAACCGAGATGCCATAACAAATCAATTATTTGATATAGATTTAAATAAAAAAGATCCAAGTAAATACACTACAATAGATGGAAAATTATATTATAATATAGATCCAGTTACATTTCAATATGTTTTAAATACCACAAATAGTTTTGCTGATTTATCTACTATTGATTATATCTTTGATGCTAAAAATTATAATCGTCATCCTAAAAATATTATTGGTGAATATAATAAAACTTTGGATGGTAATTTAGAGAATGCATCAGATTACGATCCTAGTTTTAGTTATGGATACATATTATCATCAATAAAATATAAAGATTTTGATGCTGGTAATATATCAGATATTATAAATGATAAATATGATTTTGAATCACAGACAAACTTTATAATAAATAAAGTTTCTAATTTAAGTAGAACTATAACATCTGAGAATGTCGAACAAGAATATAAAAATTCATTTGAACTTAAAAATTCTGGAGGATCTCTTTATTTCAGAGATGTTGTTACTGGAAAAGTTACAAAATTTTTAAAAGGTGTTGGTATACAATATAATAACAAATATCCACAGGAGATTTTAAACGAAATTGAGAATGAAGTTTTAGATTTCAATGTATTTAATGATATAATATGGATTAGAACTACAAATTATATAATAATTGAAAATTTAAGATACGAAGACACGAAATTTGTATATACTGGCACTACAACAAATTATATAAATTATGGAAATAAGAAATATTTAGATAATATAACAAATCCATTCATATTTGAAAATAGAAGCTATTCCATGATAGCTCATCTATCAACTGTAAATGTAAATTCCAATAATTTTTATGTTATTCCTATAATTTATAAAATAGATCACTTAACAGTAACAAAAGAAAAAATATTTCCGTTTAGTAATTCTGATTTAACAATTTATCAGAACAATTCTGCTCAAAATCATGTTAAAATATCTAGGATTAATAAACCAACATTAACATACAATACTAGGAATGATATGTTTTGTATTATGGCTACTATAGAAGATCCAAATCAATTTCCTTATATAGTAGAATTTAAATTTAAATATAATGGAGTCACTATTTCTAGTCAAACTGCTAAGTTGTACAACTCAAACAAAAAAGAATTCATAAAAACAATTAATTTTTATGATTCTCCTAATTTATTCGAAAATAAAATAATATTTAATGATATAACATTTAATAGTTCAAATAAATTTTCGGAAAATTCTTTAATATTCTCTTAATATGAATAATATTTACACAATACCTTCGGGATACAATGGTTTTGATTTTGCTTATGGAGAACCCATTAGGAAATTTAAAGGAATTACGGAGATATTTTTTAATATAAGTGAAATTTTATCTGGAAATCAACCGATAACAAAAATAATAATAGATTTTAACGACGATACACCATTATTTAAGAGATATTATTCATATCAAAATCCAGAAGAAATGGGTAATATCATATCCCATAGATACCACCCATCAGATATTGAGTATAATATAGTTTATTATCCAACAATGTTTATAACATTTGCAAATTTTAATACTTTAATATATCAAGCAACTGTTAAAATATCAAAAGAATCATTTTATTCGGAATATAAAAGGATATCTGTAGCTTCTTGTCAATTTATAGATAATTTAGAGAACTCTATGTTTGTCACTTTAGATACATCAAAGGGTGATATTTTGAATTTAAAAATTAAATAATTTAGTGGAAATACTTAATTTAGAGTCTTATTCAATAGCCCTATCAACTTCTTACGAAGGAGATATTGATATAAACTTTTTATCTCGTAAAGATTCCACGGAAGAAGGACTCACGTTTTTCAGAGAAAGATATCTAGAAAATATTGTAGATAGAAAAATAAACAATTATTCTTCTATGTATCTTACCGATAAAAAAACATTAGATAATATTATAAGTGTAGACGAGTTACCAGAATTAGAAGGTGTTAAAGTGTTCAATACTTCGTTAATAGACAATAATACTGGATTATATCTTACTTTATCCTCTGTATCTGCTGATGTAGCACCTTATTATTTCACTGAAAAGTATCAAAAATTCGTAGATCCTTCTGATAGAATATTTGAAATCGTTTTAGTGGATGAGTATGAAGCTCAAATTTGTCATAGAAGTAGATATAGAAATTATTATTATTTGAGATATGATAATAATTCATTAAATTTTGTAACTGATCCTGACATAGGTTTAGCTACAAATTCTTGTAGATTTAATTATGTACTAGATGCTGCTAATAACAAACTAGCTTTATTTAAAAATTCTTCAATTATTCAAGTACAGAATAATATTTTATCATTAAATCCTAATATAAACTCTTTTAAAGAAAATTATTTTAATGTAAATTATTATATACAAGAAGTTTACCCAAAAATTAACACTTCTTGGGTATCTTATAATCCAATCCACAAGAATATATATGACGTAAATCCTATAAGTAGTAGAAAAGATCTTAGAAATAATTATTTAATTTCTACACAATATAGTTATATTACAGGAAATGAGATTAAAGCAAATATTTTAACTTTAAAAAATCAAACTACTAATAAAAATTATAAATATCGTTCTAATTACTTAGAACATATAAATGATGATGTTCCTTCAGTAGATAATAGAACATATACTGGATTGTTTACTGGTAATGAACAAGAAAAAGGAGATTATTGTATATCATTAGCATATGAATTTTATAATAATGATTACAGGTTTAGTTCTGATAAATATACTACATTTAAAACACCTGAAAGTTTATATCCATACGAACAAATAAATATAAATGATTTGAAATGGGATAAGATGGGAGCTATTGCTGGTGAAAACCCTTATCTAGCAGATAAAATATTTCAAAAAATAATAACAGATAATATAGTAGGTGCAGAATATCTTTGTTCTTGGTTACATAAAAATAGAAAGGGTGAATTCGTATGGTTAGATAGATTCTATTATCCTATAAAAACTACATATGCAAGTGCGTTGTCTACATCTTTTAATTATTCTTATACAGATCCAAACATTTCTTTATTTTTGGAGAGATTATCATCTTCAGAATACTACGACGTACCATTTCCATATAATTCTTTAGAAGAAGAGTATTCAGTCACTCCACAAAATATAAAATCTGCTGTTTATGGGAGAACATTTTACGATAAAGTAAGTGATGTCGTAATTAAACCTAATTCAGAATACATTTATTACAGAGTAGGAAATAATTATGTAAAAGATGTAATAAAAAGTATAGAAGAATCTTTAATACAGAGTGGTTTAACAGCTAGAAATTCTAATGATTCGATTATACGTGAATATATAGTAACAGATACAGATGAAATAGAGTATGTATTTGATAATAATACATACTCTATAATAGATAATTACGAAGAAATAAACAATACTCACGAATTTACTATATCATTTTTCTATAAATCAAATGACTGGACAAAGAAAAATGGATATCAAATAATTGGAAATTTAAATCATATAGGATTTGGAGTATTTGAAGACAGAAAAATAACACCTATGATTACAATACAAAACGATAATAGGGTTTATGTATATAATAGCGATTTTACTTTATTAGACAAAGCTTCATTAGTAAATGAAAATAATATTTCAACAACAAAAATAAAAGAAATATATAGAACGGATCATATGGATTCATTTTATACTATAAACATACAATAATATGATTCCTCTACTCACAAAATTTAATTCAGATTCTGTTATATATGATTCTATAGGAAATTCATCAAATTCATATATATCTTTAACATACGATAGAAATTTTTTGTACTTTTTAAAAGACACTACTGGAACAGTTATAAGATATAATGGAGTAGTAGAAGAATACACAGAATTACCAAAAATATATACTAGTGATACGACTGAGTATATTTATACTGAAGAAACAACAGATACACCAGTCAACGAAGTATATATTAAAACGGCAGATAGTGTTCATTCTATTATGAAATATAAAGGATCTTTATACGGATTTTCTGGATACGATGCCAAAAAATTTGTAGGAGATACAGTTCTTTATATACAAGATAATAATAAATTAATACAAGAATCATTTGATAGACAACTAAAACTAACACATTTATCGAGTTCTAGTTACATATCAGATTTTTTCATAGATGATGACATGAATTATTATGTTCTACATAATAAGAATGTAATATCTAAATTTACTAAAGATAGAATATTAATATATTCTGCCACAATAACACCATCTGTTTCAACAGTATTTAATGAATTGGCTGTAATGCCTAATGATGAAATTACGTTATTAAAAATAGATTATGTTAGAGAATATACTAATGAAGGATTTAAAGAATATCCTATATTATTAGGATGTATACATGATGGTACTGCTGCGTTAAAACCTAATGAATTATTTTTATGTAAATTAGACGAATCACAAACAAATACATTCTTACAAAATTTAAATATAGTTTCTTATGCAACTTTTCTAGGATTAACTGGATCTTACTATCCATACGAAAGTCCTAATAAAATAAAGTATAATTTAACTAATTATGAATATTTAAAAAATAGATATCCTTCTAAAAATGAAATAGTTTTTAGAATTGTATTAACTAATGTATATAATAATCACGATAAAATTGATATAGAAATTCCTATAAATACAGATTCTTTTACATCAGAATATCATCATTTTACATTTAAATTAGATGCTATAAATGGATTTATAAGTGTACTTTGTGATGGAAGAGAAATAAAGACTGTTGAAATATCAAAAGGACAATATATCTTTCAAGATATATTTAAAGATAGTTTTACAATAGGAAAGACATATTTTCATAATAGTGAAAATTTAGATACTTATCTAAATCAACCAAATTATTATTATATAAATAATTCTAGTATTAAACAATTTAAAATATATAAAAGAGCATTAAGTCAATCTGAAATAGATTATCATATATACAGAGGTTCTGATATGCGAGATTTAGTAGTATCTTTGCCTTGTGATCAAAGAAATGAATTGGACGGAATAGAAAGACAATTTAAACTTGATACAAATGGAAGTAAGAGTAATAAAATTAATATAATTGTTAAAAATTCTCAAGTTACCACATTAAAACTACAGGAAGAAATGAAAACAATCATAATAGAAAAGTTAAAAAAGATTCTTCCGATAACAACAACCATCAACAATATAGAATTTAGATAATCATGCAAATAAAATTTAACTATACAGAAGGAGGAGAATTTTACTTGCCAAACGGTAAGGATTATATTGGTTATTTTAATGTAGATGATTCTGAGAATGTATATTCTGGAAGATATTATAATAATTCTTCTATTTTATTGGAAAGCGTAAGTGAATATTCTGCTGATTATTATAAATCAAATTTATTTAAAGATAGATATGTTTTTGATGTATTAACATTACCATATACACAAGAAGAAGTATTGATACAACCAAATGAGATAGTATGTTTTAATGTTTTAAATACTAAGTTAAGATATTTGCATGAAAATCTTATTTATATGTATAGTAAAATGTTCATGGGAGCAACAGATGTTCCAGTAGATGATAACATAAATATGCTTTGTAGCCTACAAGGAAGTAATACATTAAATTGGAACTCCAAAAAAGATAATCCCTTTCTTTTTAAATTTTCTAGTTTATCATCTGTACCCGCTTTAAGCAGATATTCAGAATTTGACAAACTTAAAAAATTCGTAGTCATTCCATTTTTGGATAAAAGCGGAATTAGTATAATGGGAGTATCAGATACACATTTAATAGCTTTAACTAGTGTGTTAACAGAGTCTGGAAATCTAACAAATCCTTCTATTACTTTATATACTAATATAATAGATAATTACTCACAAGAAGAATGTAAAAATTTAGAAGATGTTAAATTTGATGGTAGATATTTATATCTATCAGATTCAAAAATTAATGAAGGCGGACAAATATTCAAATATGATGTCACACAATATTATACAAATGATGAAATATATAATGGTGAAAGATATTTAATAGAGCCTTTAGGGGGGTCTGGAGGAGCAGAAAGAAAAACAAAATTTAATGGATGTTCTATATTAGGAACAAAAACAAACGAGTTGTGGGTATATGATTCTGGCAATAATGTTATTAAAATATATGATAATAATTTTGTTTGGAAAAGAACTGTAAAAATACCAGATACATCTACGTATAAAGTGTTAGATATAAGACATAGAAAAATTAATAATCATATGTATGTCTTATACGAAAGACAAACCACAAGAAATAATGCAAAAATTAATAAATATGGTCTTTTTGAATACAATGAAAGTTTTAAATTAGTAGGAACTTACGAATTTGAAGATGTATTATACGAAGATTCCGATAAAAGAGTTAATAGATTTGCTATATCAGAACAAGACTCTAATGTATTTTATATAATAACAGATAGTTCTATATTTAAAAAGTTTTTCACTAAACCAGAACAATCTTTTGCTGTGTTTAATAGAAGTAAATTTTATCCAGATGATACATTTTCTATAAACACAAAAGATATATGTATTATACCTAGTGATAAAAATAAAGATGATGTATATTTTATGGGCGTATCATTTATTGCTCATGTAAATGAGAGAACAGATTATATTACAATATTAAGAGAACCTAAATTACCTTATTATAATTATAATAGAATTAAATTTCAAGGAAATGAATACAATCAATCATTTGTATACAATAAAGAAATTTATAAATTATTTTCGAATATTATACAATTTAAAAATACCCTTAAGGGTAGATTCTATGCTGAGTATAATGAATATTCAGATCTTTTATATAAAGATTATATATATCTTTCTGACGAAGAAATTAATACACTAAATGTTGAAATAGAGTATAATTCATTTATTAATGATAATGAATTGGTGCAACCAAATGTTATTAATAGGTTATTTAAAAAAATATATAAGTTTCAAGAAAATCTTTTAAGTTTGACAAATGTTAAGCTTAAAAATTTGAAGACTTATGTAGAAAAGAATAATTCTAATATATATCCAATACTATAATCCTATGAACATAGAAAATATACATAAAAAATTTAATAGGAAGATTAAAATACGAAGAGGAACGGATGCTCAGAGAAAACTTGTCATTTTTGAAGAAAGCGAACCTATTTTTGTAAGAGATACTAAAAGAATATATGCTGGAGACCAAAAAACGTATGGAGGAAAAGTACAAACACATACCTTTTTCATAACGGAAAATAATAACATACCAGCAAATAGCGTAGTATTTGATATAGTTTATAATAAAGTAGACAAATTATGTTATGCCATAGATGGTTTAGGTAAATTAGTGTTGATTTTTCCAGATACTACGGGATTAGTAACCTCTATACAAAAAGATATAGATACATTAAATGCATTATTCTATAGGTTATCTACTGAAGTATGTAATGATAATTTAGTATTAAAAACTGATAAAGATATCAATATAGTAACTGATAATAAAATACGAATCAAAGTAAAAGAATATGGAGGATAAATAATCTTATGCCACTAAGAATTACAGAATTACCATCAACAGCAGCCATAAATTCTGGAGATTTTTTTCCAGTTTCTCAGTTGGTGGGTTCTAAAAGAGATACTTTTAGAATAACTACGAGTCAAATTAAAACTTTTGTTACGACAGAATTAAGTCAAAAGGTAGACGATATTTCTGCTAAGGTAAATTCTTACGGAGGGAGTAAAGTATCTCTATCTGGAGATACGATGACTGGTTATCTTACTTTAGTAGATAATCCATTAAATACAAAACATGCAGCTACAAAGAGTTATGTGGATTCACGAGTTAATAGCTTATCATCAGCAATAAACAAAAACACTAACAAATATATTGAATTGTCTGGTGGAACAATGACTGGATTTTTAAACTTAAATAGTAATCCCGTTAATCCGTTGCATCCAGCTACAAAAAATTATGTAGATTCTACTATTAGTAGTACTATAGCGGGATTAGGGTTAGGAGGATCGGGTGGTTCTACTGCTTTTGTTAGATCGGCTGGTGATACGATGGGTGGAGCATTAATTCTTAATTCCAATCCTACAACAAATCTTCAAGCTGTACCTAAACAATATGTAGATACCGCAGTAAACAATATAAACTCTAATTTAAATACTTTTGTTCGTCTTTCTGGAGGAAATTTAACTGGATATCTCACTCTCCATGCAAATCCAACTAATAGTATGCATTCAGCTACGAAAGGATATATTGATGCTGCTGTTGCTGGCGCTGCTGCTGGATTAGGAGGAAGTGCTGCCGCTACTTATGCTAAGTTAGCTGGTGATACGATGACTGGATATCTCACTCTCCATGCAAATCCAACTAATAGTATGCATTCAGCTACGAAAGGATATATTGATGCTGCTGTTGCTGGTGTTGCTTCTGGATTAGGAGGAAGTGCTGCGGTTACTTATGTTAAGTTAGCTGGTGATACGATGACTGGAGGTTTAATATTAAATGGTAATCCCACATCAAACCTTCAGGCAGCTCCAAAACAGTATGTAGATACTACTATAAATAGTAACCTACAATCTTATATTCCAAAACCAATAAATCCCATTAATGGACAGTCATTAATGTTTAATACTTCTACAAATACTTGGGTAGCTAGTTCGATTCCAATACCTCAACCCGATAATGTTCCGATAGGAACTATAATTTATTTTCCTTCAGATACTGCTCCCGCTGGTTGGTTTATTTGTGATGGAAGAAGTTTAGATAAAAATCTATACAAAGATTTATATAATATTATTTTATATAAATTTGGTGGAGTAGGTAATAACTTTAATCTACCAGATCTTCGTGGTGAATTCATTCGTGGTTGGGATAATGGAAGAGGTATAGATACTGATCGTGTTTTTGGTAGTAATCAAAGTGATGAATTTAAGAGTCACACACACCAAGCAAAAGGCG